AAAGTCGTGAACCTCCACCATTGCATTCGCTGTCAGCACCACAAGAATGGTGACAACCAAGAAGATAGTGATTAGCAGTGGCTTCTGCACTACGTGGGACGTGATTATTCTCAGGATCTTCAGCGTGGAAGTGATATCCGTTATTAGCAAGATGAGTTAGACTTTTGCGTGGCTCGTCGCCTTTGGCAGCGAATACGCTATTAAATTTCTTAGTGCTGTTAAAACTTCTCATGTTATCTCTTTTTTTTAATGGACTACATGAACTATTACAAAATACCTATGAAATTACACTGTTTTAGGAGCCAGTCTCCTGATAAAACTCTGGCTTATGGTACTTGTCACTGTAGTCCAACATGGTTACTAAAGAATACTTAACACCTGATTTAACTGGCATGGCTCGGTGCGGATAAGCAAACGTAGATGGGAATACAATTAAATCTCCAGCCTTTGGCTTTATGTTTAGTTCCTGGAGTCTAAAGTAGATCTCTCCGCCCTCATATTCGTCATTTAGATACGCTACAAGAGATACTGTACAGTTGTACGAGAAACCGTGGTCATGGTGCTCCATGAAGTGTTGGCCTTCGCCATAACGAACAAAGTTAAAAGCTTCCCAATACCTTAGATTGTGGATGTTATTTGTTCTTGAATAATCATCGACTGCTGCTTTCTGTGCATCGTAGCATTCTTGCCAGATCTGCTGTAGTTCTTTTGACTCTTGGCTTAGGTCTCCTGCTATATCGCTTTTCTTAAATTTAAAATCGATACAGTCTCTATATTCAGGCATTCTTTCTTGGTAACCAACATAAGCTGGTTGCCAATTATAATGGTTATTACCATTCAAAACTTTTTCTAATCTTTTTATAATATCCCACTCTGGTTTTATTACATCTCTATAGAGAGTTATGCAATTACCTAAGTCTTCCTTAGAACTCCAAGTTTGCTCGTATGTCATTTCTTGCATGCTCATTCTATTGGCCCTCCTGTGGGTCCGTAATTGCTTGGCAGAATTTTTTCTCCCTTGGATTCTGCTTCTTCCCAACCTTTTAATTGTACAGCTTGTTGTGCTCTAACTGCCTTAAGACTCTCAGCCCATTCATCTATTTTTTCTTGAGTATATTCTGATTCTTCATAGTCCCAAAATTGACCAATGGTAAATCTTTCTCCAGACGTAATCAATGATATACCATGCTGGTTATTATGTCCACCATCAAATGCTGCTAATAGACCAGTTTTTGGTTTAATTGAAACATTATGATCAGGAAAGAACAATTCTCCACCATCAAAATTATCATTCAAATATATAAACGTTGCCCACTTGCTTCTTTCGAATTCATTGTACTTACCATCTGTACTATTATCTGAATGAGGATTTGTAAAACCTCCTGTAGCCCATATTTGTGCATGTGGGAAACCAATTGGCTTTAGACCACTACCACGAGCAAGTTCTGCAGCTTCTTTCATTCTAGAACTCAAAGACTCAACAAGATCTTTAGGTAATCCAAAATCAACCATATCATCGCCTACTGGCAAGTTGGCTGCAGATGATCCATAGAATCCAATTCTATTCCATTCAAGTTTGCCATTCTTTTCTGAGTGATCCCAATATTTAATGATAGCATCACATTCTTCTTTACTCAAGAAGTTTTCAAAAACAACGATATCATCTTTGTAATTTATTCTGTTCATATATACTATTCCTCTTTACCCCAAAAACCACTAATTTTGTATCTTGTACCAGATGTAATAATTTTTACTCCATGTAGATTGTTGCCACCATGAAAAATGGCAAGCATTCCGGGAGTTGGTTTTATTTCAAGAGGTCTATCATGAAATTGTAGTTCTCCACCTTCAAAATCATTGTTTAGATATAAACCTGTAGCCCATTGGACTGATGAATCTTTACCACTGTTATCATAGTGAAAAGAAGCATAGGCTCCTTTCATCCATTTTTGTGGGAACGCACCAATTTTTCTTATTTTATAACTACTAACTAATTCTGTTGCTTCAATAATTTTTTTCTCTAAATTAGCAAAATAATCTATCGGTAAACCAAATTTAGTTATTTCAATATCATTGTATATCATTGTAGAACCGAATGCATTGTTAAATGAATTGTTTCCCCAAGGCCATTGCATTCTTCCTTTGATAGTAGAATCTTCCCAATATTTAAGAATAGAATTGCATTCGTCTTCACTTATAAAATTATTGAATACAACGATATCATCTTTATAATTTATTCTATTCATATTACAATACGTATTTGCTACCGTTTATATGAGCTATTTCTAAATGGTTTATGTTTACATGGCTTGGTAGTGATCCCACCCATCGTATAGCTTCAGCCATATCTTCTGCAGTTAATGCGTGATCTTTCTTTTCTGTTTGAGTATCAATAGTTCCTGGACAAATTTCTGTTACTGTAATCCCATATTGTGGAAACTCTAACCTCATGGTATCAACTAGACCCATTTGGCCTCGTTTTGCATTGGAATAATTGCCTGATCCTCTAAATGGAACTTGTCCACACAACGAAGAAATAAATATAATTGTCGGTGAATCAGATTTCATCATTGAAGGGATAAGTAATTGAGAAATGTACATTGGGCCACCTACATTTATATCGTAGGCCCTTCTAAAATTTTCCATAGTTTCATATATTAGATACGTTGGACCAGCACCACCACCAGCATTGTGAACCAATAGATCTATTGTATCTTCTTCATATTTTTTACAAAACGATTCAATTGATTCTTCATCTGTTACATCTAGTTTATTTACTTCAACGTTCTCAGATTCTAAATCTTTCATGGCATCTAAATCTCTGGACGCTGCAATGACTCTATACCCGCTATTTTCCAGAAGCTTGACCGTTGCCCTACCTACACCTCTGCTTGCTCCAGTAACTATTGCTGTTTTCATTGTGGTTCTTCTCCTTCTGCAAACCCTTGCAACTTCATATCATTATGTATCCAATGCCCTGTAATCATATACTTAAATCCAGTTTTGACAAGGTGGGCGGTATGAAAATACGGAGCAGAAGATGGAAAAATAATTAAACTATTTGCTTTCGGTTTAATTCCTACATCAAATTGTTTTAATTCTAAAGCTTCATCATAATCTATTTCAATCCAAGGTTTTTTCATAACGTCGTTTTTATAGTCTACCATTTTAAAAGAAATTTCTCCGCCTTCATATTCATCATTCAAATATAAAACAAAAGAATATCTCAGCGATGTGTCGCCTTGTAGTTGATCAAAATGAGAACCCATGCATGTTCCGGTGTAATATTTTTTAATATCAAACGATGGGAAGAATCTTGGTTCGTCATAGTCTCCTATAGATTCTGCATAGTCTTTAGCAACATTATAAAAAGTATTTTTAATTGCATGAAAGATATATGACATGTATCCCAATGACAAAGGATCTTCTAGTTCTTCAATTCTAAGTATATCAAATGACCTAGTCTCTCCATAAATATGATTTTTGTCACTAGAAGAATGCCATGTCTCCCAACCAGTATCTACTTTTTTTAAAATTTTATTAAAAGTATCAAAATCTGGTATTACGTTCTCGTAATAATTAATTTTGTTGTACAATACAGTTTTATCCATTACATCATTCCATTGTTATTAGGTTCTATACCTTCATGTAAACAATGGCCTGGAACCATATACTTAAAACTTTTAAAAACGGTGTGGGCAGTGTGATAGTATGGAGCAGAAGATGGGAAGATGACCATGCTATTTGCCTTTGGTTTAATCCCTACATCAAAATGTTTATCTATCCTTGCATAAAGATATTGTGGGTGAACAATTACTCTTTCTTTAGCTTCATCATAATCTACAATCTTAAAAGAAATTTCTCCACCTTTATAATCATCATTTAGATACATGACCATAGAGTACTTTAAACTTTTATCACCATATTGTTGATCAAAATGAGCACCCATATATGAATCAGGATGGTATCTCTTTATATGAAGAAATGGGTGCATCTTTAGTTCGTCATAATCACCTAAGGATTCCGCGTAATCTTTACTGGCCTTGTAAAATGCATCTATCAGTGTATTATAAAGATATGACAAATTTTCATCATCACTGTCTAGGAATAACATTTGCTCTTCTCCATAAAAAGTAATTGGTTCAGCGCATGAGTTCCATGCTTCCCAACCATCTGCTTTTTCTAATGCTTCTTTGAATTTATCAAAATCTGGTATTACATTTTCGTAATAATAAATTTTTTCGTGTAATATTTGCTTATCCATATAGTCCTATTTAGTATTGTAGTTTTCTATTACTGTCCAAAAAAATGGACAAGTAAATCTAAGTCCAGAAGTTACTGTTGTTACTCCATGAACATAATTCATGTCACCTGGGAAAAAGTATGCAGATCCTGCTTTTGGTTTAATTTTTACATTTTGGGCTGGGAAGTATAATTCTCCACCCTCGTAATCATCATTGAAATAAAAGATTGATGCTATGTCATAGTATGGGAAAGCGTTTGGCTTACCAGCATCTGGTCCTTCATGTAATTCTTTATCAGCATGTGGAGTTTGATGAGTACCCACTGGCCATTTAACAACTGCAGGGCCCGTTGCTCTAACATTTACATTAAAGAACTTATCTACTTTAACTTTAAGTCTTTGTTGCATGTCTTGAATCAAAGGCAAAATTGTTGGATCTACTTTTTGTAAAGAAGCGTGCGTTGCAACTCTATCTGCCCAATAATCTGCATCATAAATTACCGTTCCATTTTCATTCTTTTTGCTTTCGGTAACATCCCAGACTGTGTTGTTGACGGCAAAGTTTCTAAGTTTTTCTTGTTCTTCTGGCGTAAGAAAGTCTGATACTTCTACAATGTTATCTGATGAATCGCCAAAGTATCCAGATGGTATAAGTGATACAAACTCACTTTGATTTTCATTTTTATTTACAATATTTTCTTCCATGTTACTCACCTTTAATAACTTTCAGTCTTATTAGTTTAACTTCGTGTTCACCAACTTTTTTACCTTCATGGTTTACAGCATTTCTATAAAAGTCTGAGAACTTACCAGATTTATTAATGTGACCTATTACTTCATGGTAACCTATATAATCTTGATGATATGAGATTGGCACTTCATTATAATTTTTGATATGCAATTCTGTATTCTGTAGATTAGTTAAAGATATTGGGATGACTGCCATGACTGGAGTCCCTGCTTTAATAGTTATTTCTTTATTAGCTTCTGTAATTCTCCAAGCGCATGGTAAACTACTATTGTAAAAAGAAGTACTAATTAATGTTGTAAATGGAGATACGCCAGCTATGTGTTGATTAGGTACTGGCATAGCCAAAAGACTATAATCCTGTGGTGTTTTAAAAATGATCCCAGTGTTAAAACTTATTGTTGCATTGCCTCTGTTTGGATTGACATACTTTTCTCCAGTTAAAATCTTAACATGGTCTGGTGTTGTATCAACTATGCCATCCCAAATAAAAGTAATATCTTCAGGGAAAGAGATACCCCAACCTAAACCATTAGCAAGGCTTATTGGGAAACATCTATAAGCATGTAAGTCAGCTGTTTCATCCATCCATTCTCTTTTTACATTTAATGGATCTACACTGGCAAACCCTTTGGTCATTTCATAGGCAACGAAATCATCTATCATTATTCGGGCCACCTATCAGTTTTGTCTTTGTCTTTAGTGTAGTAAGATACGATTGTATACTTAATACCATTATTAACAGTACCAAAGCTATGTGAATAATCATGAGTGCCTGGGTAGGCAACCATTGTTCCTGGTTCTGGTTTTATTTCAATATCTTTTTTAGGGAAATATATTTCTCCACCGTCAAAATCATTGTTTAAAAAACAAAGAGATGAATAGATACGATGTGGGAATGGGTACTCTTCCCCTGGTGTAACGTATTCACTATCTGGATCATATTCACCATCTGCATGGACAATTTGGTAATCGCCTTCAAACCACCTAACGATAAACAATGAATCACCGTATATTGGTTCTGTAAAACCTTGGGTCTCAATAATATGTTTAATAATACGTTTACGTAAATTTACGAGTAATTCTATAACTATTTTTTCTTTAGGGTTATCAATGTCTAAATGATTCACATCAATAATACGATTATCCCAGAAACTATCATCAGGTCTTTTATTTTCGTCGTCAGGTATTGTGTGCCAGCCAAGTGGGGCTTCATTCTCAATATAATTAAGAACTGTACTTATCTCTTCTGTACTTAGAAAGTTTGGTTTTACTGATATCATTGTTATTGTGCTTTACTAGGCATGGCATGACCAAACATACCTATAAACTTACGATCCTTTGAATCAAATCCACCAGTTACTGCATGAGCACACTTATACAGATCAGAGACAACAAGGTCACCCTGTTGCCATTCGTGAACGATTCTATTCTTTTCATCTTTTGTAACAAAGCTAAGGATATCATTCATTATTGTAGTGAACTTTGTTTGCTCCATTTTTGTTGATGGTCTCCCATCATAATTATTAAGTTTATACTTACCCCAGAATGGCATACGCAATACAGGCTCATTAGTTATCCAATGATAATTGACCAATGCGTAATCGTTGATAGCAGGATCAGACCCACCAGCATCTGCAATGCACTTCTTTAAAAACTCTTTGGTGTCATCGGGAAGCGTCTTATAGAATTTGCACATATCATAAAAATACGTCTTACCATTTTTTTTATCAATATTAAAGATCTCATTATTCCAATTACCATATATAATACTATTAGTATAATTAAAATGTTCTTGGTGCCACGGTACTCGTATGTCATCACCAGTATCATCGCCAGCACCTTTATTCAAGCGTGCATGATCTTCTATATATTCATCGCGGCCACCCTCTGTCTTGTTAGGGAAACCATTAAATATTTTTCCAAGGGTACGATGAAGTTCGTATTGTTCGTCTATGTCAAGGTTGGCGTTCCTAAAGACAAATACTATGTCTTTTAATAGCATATCTAAATATAAATCGGGGTTATCTTCAATGTGTTGTAAGCCCGGCCATTCAATAATTTTTGGTGACTTGGATTCCATACTTACTTAGTCAACAATTCATAACTTTTACATATATGACAAAAGCCATAATTCGGGAGGGGCGGCGCGGCTTGCATATATCTATCCCGAATTTTTATAATTCTTTAATGAGATCGTAATATA